TGTGCACAGTGCTTCCCAAAAGCGTACGGTACTATAACTAGATCGGGTGCTTTAGCCGTAACGGCGGATACGTCCTGGTAGTTCCCGGGGATGGCGGCTACTGTCACATCGGACAGGCCATAATAGCCGGGGTCGGGCGTCACATTCTGCTGGGACTTGGTTGGCGTGACAGTCTTGCTCTGGAGGTTATAGTTTCCGCCGCCGGACACCCCAGAAACCGTTCCGCTTCCGTTGTGGTAGCCTTTGGGGATGGTATATGTATCGCCCTCTTGGACGGTGGCAGATACCGCGCCTCTGTTCTCGATTGCCTCAATCTCTGCGGCCAGCTTGGTCAGATCGTCCGTGCCTGTGCCAATACCCAGTTCAACGGCCTTTGACCTGATAGCGTTCCGCGCTGTTTGGATTCTGCTGATTTCAGTTGCTACACTCATGCTTTCCCACCTTTCAAATTGTCCCTAACAGGATTTCGATATTGCCTACCGTCTCCTGGACCGCTGCTGCGGTAATGGGGAGCGTATTATCACCTTCGTCAAAGCCGTTTACTGTGTCCACAGATAACGTCCTTGTGTCTCTGTCCAGCTTTAGCCCGTGCCCGATGTTGTAGGATGTACCTCCTCCACCCTCCGGTAAAGGGATATCCGACGCCTCATACTGGCCACTGTCTGGGTTCCAAATCTCCCAAAATCCATCCAGGCCGGGCCTCGGGGGATGCTGGTTCAGCTCTGTGATACGCTCCTCCATCTGCTCAAATTCGGAGGGCAGGGGAGGCGGGAAAGCATCTACAGCGTTAATGGAGTCATGGACCGTTGCGTAGAATATATTACTGTGCCGCACCTGCTCCCCGAGTGTACCCCTGACCTGCATTAAATACTGGCCGTCATCAGCCAGCATGGAGGCCGTCAGCAAGGCGGAGTATACTTGCCCGACGCGCTGGAGCTGGATAATATTCTTCTGACCATCCTTCTCCACATCCACCTTTAAGTCCCACTCGTCTGGGAGGTCGGTGGAGATTTCGAAGGCTACAGCCCCATTGTCGCCCTCAAACCCGAGGCAAAATTTAGGCGGGGTGCAGATGTACCAATTTGTCATGCTGAGCATTATGTCCCGCCCCCATCCATAGCGGCCACCTTGTCCAGAAGGGCATCGATCTCCTCACCGCTGTATTTGCTGGTGTAGTATTCGGTTGGTTCTTCTGCCGCTTCTCTGGATGATAATTCCCGCTCAAGTGCCGCTACACGCTCCTCCAGAGTCAGTTCCATTTTCTCACCTCACACAATTAGCCGACGGCCAAGCTTGTCCAGAACAACGCGGCCATTTTTATCTTTCACTGGGCCGGAGACTATCTTTTGGGGAACGCCATAATACAAAATAATGCATCCATCCATTGAGCTTCCCCCGTTTCCTCCTGCTCCACCAGTTACAACTGAAGCCTTTTTTACAAAAATGTCGGCATCGCACCGAACAGTAAGATCTTCTGTTTTACTGTCTCCGCCTGCACGATTAGACCATTTTCGTTTATTGGTTACTGAAAGTCTTACCGATCCACATACTCCAGCGCCGCCACCACCGCTTCCACCGCTTCCGCCTGAACCATACGATGATGCATTCTCTCCATCTTTACCTTTTCCACCGCTTCCACCTCCATGTTGATATGCCTCCCCCTCTGCGTCTGCTCCATTAGATGAGCCTGCGCCAGAGCTTGGCCCTTTAAAATTTACATTGGCTTTGGTGGCTATTATTGCAGGGCCACCATTTTCTCCGTTTCCTCCTGCGCCACCGCCTCCCGCACCACCACAATCTGCCTCACAATTTGCCTCTGCATTAAACCAAAGAGTATTAATATTGCTTCCTGAGAATGTTTTTCTGTCAGAGTATTCTCTCTGGCTTATTCCTTCTCCGCCTTTTGCAGATCCAGCATCCTTGCCAGGCTCACCAGGGCCTCCACCATCTCCTCCATCCATTCCATCTTTTCCTGCTAAAGCATATGTTTCTCCTGTAACTGTATCAACATATCCAAGGTTATTTCGATTCCCACTGACAGACGAAAGCAATCCAAATGTTGTGACACTTTCCCCTCCATAGCCAGTTGCTTTGCCACAAGAATACGCTATTTTTTGACCGCCCACGACATCGAGCGATGACTGGAAAATTCTACCTCCAAGGCCACCAAGACCTTTCTTTCCACCTTTCCCTTCCGATTGGCTTCCAAGCGATACTGATGCTGTAGTCGAAACAAATGTATTTTCAGGTACAGAACTAGTGTTACTAGAGTAATCGCTAGCAGCTCTGGCAATATTACCAGATTCTCCATTCCCTCCGGGTTGGCCGCTTTGCCCACCATCAATCAAAACTGCTCTTACATATGTTGTCCCTTCAGGAACAGTCCACTCGCCTGCGCCTGTAAGAACTACACGGTTTTCGAGTAATTCAGTTTCCTCTATTTTTAATGGTACATATCCAACAAGCATCTCCGAACTTGATTTTAATGTGTTTGAGATGGTAATGTCTTCTTTTTCAATGCAAGCCGTAACTGGCTCTTTGTTATATGGGTCCCACGTTAACACACGGTTCCCCGTTGACTCCCCATTATAAACAACTGGTGCGTGGATAGATTGGGCATGCTTATAGTAATTTTTCATTCGATCCGCAACAGCCGCAGAGTTTGTGAGCGATACCAACGTAGCATTTTCGACCTTCTTTACATTTGGCTCTTTGGCTGAAACAATATCACGTATGATTTGGCTCTTGTTGTGCGTATACTTTGTTCCAGTAAGCTTCCCAGACCCAGATGTTAGTTTCGCGTAATTGGCCCCACTCTCTAAAATAGTAAAGCCAGATGCAGACAGGTCAAACACAGGGTCATCAAATGTAACAATTTTCCCTTCTTCTACAGACCCTTCAAAAAGTGTAGATGACTCACCAGATTTTATATATTGATGTTCCGTAACAATTACTTGGGTTACTTTGGCCGCGTTAGTGACGCTCGGGCCCTGATACATTCGGTCTAAACCAAGGTTCCCGCTAATTCCATCCCAAAGGGCCGCAATCCGAAGAACTCCATTTAGATCAGTTCGAATAGTTGCGCCAATTGCAAATAGAACCTGTGACAAGTTATCCCTTGCCGTAGCGATAGGTAACCAACCATACAATTTTATGTCTGCTAAATTTGTTTTTATCTCGTATGGTATTGTGCCGCATATGGAAGCAAGAAGTTCGGATGCAGTCTCGCCAGAGTAGATTCCTCCATAATGCTGATTTTCAGATAAAAGCCCAATTGCGCTTGTTGCAGATATCTTATATGTATTGGGCCCGTTCCGGTCAATGGATTTCACATAAAACACACCGGTCTGAACGTCATCATAAAAGTAGACAATCGGAGCGTTTCGTTCAAACTCTGTAATTGTTCTGTCCTCAGTTTCAATTACGACAGATAAGGTATTGGCTTCCAGAGAGGAAGATAGAAGAGATGTTGCAATATGAAGATTTCCGCTTTTAATTTTGTTGCCCTCAAAAACTCTGTCGCCATACACAATTTTGTTTTTGTTTGCCATCGCCTATCCTCACCTTTTACGGCTTGACCTGTGCGTCTATCGGGACAAAGCTTACCTCTATTTCTCCCCAATAATTTACGCTACCTTCTACCTTCTCCATGTCTTGAGATGCGCTAGTATAATACGCCTCGTAGGAGATGGTTGTCTGTCCGTCCGCAGCCTCCAACATAACGCTATCATCGACTGAGTGTTGGTACAGATAGTCCCAAAAGGTATCCAGACCTTCGTAATTGTCTCCTCTGCGAAACACTGTAATCTTATGTCCAAGATAGGTTCCAATAACATCACGTATCATTCGACCGGAAAGCACTCGGCCTGCATTATCTCCATCTAGTACATTGAAACTTCGATTATAAGTCGAAATTGCAACATCTGCGTCAAACTCAATGCCGTTCAATTTGATATAGCTCATTTAACCCTCCACCAAATTTACGCCGATACGCTGAACTTCGCTCTGAGTTGCTTGATAAGATACGCGACCAAGCACCTGCTTGTCGATTTCCAAGATAGCTATATTGGAGCCGCCACCACCATATCGCTGCATCCCACGGGCAACAGCGGCTTCAATCTCAGATGTTGGAGCCTCTATATTTGTCCCGCTCTTTTGATCTCCCAGTACGGCGAGGAACTCTCTGTTAGGCGGTATGACCGCGCCTTTTGCAAGGGCAGGAACGTCATCAATTGAAAGCCTTGGTACTGACATTCGGCCTGAGCCGGATCTGGCTGAAAAGGAACCGCTACTTGTTTTTCCGCTACTGTTTAATGCTTTGAGCGCAACGCCACCGCCTAAAAGGGCTATTCCAGCCAGCAAGAAAAACGGATTAAGCGTCATTGCTCCGATTGCCACTAATGCAATACCAGCGAGCAGGAGCGCCGTAGATACCCACTGAGATACCTGATCAAGCTGCAACACTTCAACCCAACTTTTCATTTCAGTGCTATTGGATGCAGCTAATGCCGTACCAGCAATAAACAACCCAATTCCAGCAACTAGCAAGGCAATGCCGATCCCCTGCATACCTGGAACCAGAATCAAAACGAGGCCAATTATTGCAATGTACGGCGATATCTCTACCATTGCCGCGGACAGTGCAGAAACGATAGTATCAATTAGCGATTCGCCGCCATCCATTTCCATCTTGCTAAATGCAAAGATCGCAATACCAAGAACAATTAAACCGATTCCTAGGGCAATTTGACCTGCAACCAAGAGCACTATGCCAATTATGGCAATCCATGGGCCAATAACTTCTGCGGCCTCTTGCAATCTCGTTAGGATATTTTGTATAAAATCCCCCTCATCGCCTGCGGCTTTACCCACGGCCCAAATCGCCGCACCTGCAATAATGAAGGAAATACCCATTAAGATATTCCCCATGATTACAAGGAGAACACCAAGAACCGCGATCAGGGGGCCAACTACTACAGCCGCCTCCGAAAGTCTTGTTTTTATGTTTTCAACAAAATCCCCCTCATCGCCTGCGGCTTTACCCACGGCCCAAAGGGCTGCTCCAGCGATAATAAACGCCACACCAAGTAGGATGTGTCCAGTGATGACAAGAAAAACACCTAAAACGGCAATCAGGGGACCAATGACTGCGGCCGCCTCCGAAAGTCTTGTTAAAATATTTTGGATAAAGTCTCCTTCGTCTCCAGATGCCGCCCCCGTAGCCCAAATTGCTGCGCCCATAATGATTAACGAAATGCCAATAAGAATATGTCCCGTAATAACCAAAAGAACGCCAATCACGGCAACCAGAGGCCCGATAATAGAAAGGGCCTCACCAAGCCCTCCTTGTAATAACGCCTTTATAGCTTCTGGATTCGATGTAACAGCATCCACAATAGCAAGCGCACCAGCTACCATCAAGGCGAGTCCGACCGGGATACTTGCTCCTGTAAATACAAGAATTGCACCAATTGCAAGGAGGGCAGCACCAGTAAGTAGCTCAAGGATGGCCGAAAGGGCATCCTGAATACTGGTTTTTACAATAGAGAAATCTGGCTCGATTGATTGGTCCTGTTGTGCCTGATTTTCGCTTTTATTGCTGCTCCCTGAAAGCTGGTTGATTTCATCAAAAGAAGCGAGCGATTTCCCGGCCTCCTCAGCCGCCTCACCCGTTTTTTCAAGTGCTTCTGTTTCCTCATACAGATTTTCAGCGGAGTCCGCAGCTTTCTCTGCTGTTGTACCAAAAAGCGCAGCAGTAATCCGGGCGGCCATTGAAATTATACGGGCCAACATATCGACAAAACTTGTAAATGCTGGTATAATGACCTCAATCATTGGTTGGGCGAGTGTCAGGAGAGCCCCTTTTAGGCGTGCAATAGATGCTCTAGCCTCGTCATTTGTTTTGATGACTTTCCCCATCCATTCACGGAACTTCGCAAGACCTTGTGTAATGACCGTGAATACAAGCGCACTTCTGATAACTTCACGCATGCGAGAGGAAAATTTGCTTGCGCTCTTTTGCGCTCTATCTACTGATTTTGCCATTTTGGCGGCGGCAGGGCCGGACTTTGCCATGTTCTGCTGGAGCCCTCCGGCTTCCTCTTTTGCCAGGTTCAACTTTCCTTCTAATCCAGAAATTTTGGAATCATAATCTGAAAGCGCTTTTTCAGCCTGCCTCCACTCTTTCTCAATTGCGTCAACCTTTTCTTGTTGCTTTTTCAATTTGGAATCGACCATAGGCCTGTCAGAATAGGCACGCATATAGTCATCAGCGGACGAACCAGGTTTCATGGCGGCATTGATAGCATTCTGTTCGTCCTGGAGCATGGATAACTGCTTCCTGGCCTCCTCCAACTCCGCATTTACAACGTTGAGGTTTTCTACTAAAGGAAACCTTCCCTGCTTTTTGGACGTAAGTTGATCTTCGAGCGATTGGATTTTCTTAGCAAGCTGATTCAGCTCTTTTTGTGCTTTCTTATTGTCAATATTGGTTTCAATGACGATAGAGCCGTCAGCGGCCATATTAAACACCACCTTGAGGGGAGAGATTTACATTGGAAGGGTACAAGGAAATCATTATTACAAGAGAAAAATCGCCGTGGGGATGCGCTGTTGACTTTACAGTGCTTTTGGATGACAAAGTGGTTGGGATTTTAAGAAACGGCACAACAATTTCTGCATATGCCCAAGACGGCCCGCATACCCTTTCGTTCCAAAAGGGGCGAAAGATAGACTGCTCAATTTCAATCCTCGTATCGCCGGATGACACTACAAAAGTTGTAAACACAGCAATATCTGGATCACACCTCGTAGTTGAGAGTGAATACGCAACAAATACGCCGCAGGCAGCCGTATTTGATACAGAAAACAACCCAACAAACCGGAATAGACGTGTTAAAAACAATGTTCTATTCGCCGTTGTAATTATTGCCGCTGTTCTTGCGGCTGTTGCCGTTACCTTTGGCGGACGTTCTGCTAAACCATCAAATTCTGGTTCCAATGGGCCAGCGCAAAACGAACTTGTCAACCAGCAGACACAGCAGCCAGAACCATCCGAGAAAATAGATGAAAACAGTGTCGGCATTGATGGAACGCTAAATGCAGACCGATTTGACCTGTCGATTGTGGATATAAAATGGACAACCGCTCTTGAAACATCGCTCGGCACAATAGAGCCGGAAGATTCAGGAAAGGGGCTATTGTGTGTAATCTTTTCTGCAAAGAACACAACGGAAAATGTTCAAAATGTAGCAAACATTGGCTTTAATGCTTACGCCGATGGGCGAAAGGTGTTGCCGAAGGTCGTTGTTGGCACCGTAGATGATGCGGTGGTATTTGTTGGTGCTGTTTCTCCTGGTATGGAAATTGTCGGGCATGTTGTATGGGAACTTCCAGACGATTGGGAGGAATTTCAAACATCTTATATCGATCTTGGAAGTGCCAGAGACAGCAAACAGCACTTTACAATTCACAGGGAAGATATTAATTAGTTATAAAAGCCCCCGCTACCTCATATCGAGATAGCGGGGGTGTTATTATGCGGCCCCAGCAATCAGGAGCCGGAATGTTTCTCTGCCCTTCGGGGTCACCATTGTCTGAGTTCCACCCCACTGGGTCTTATCGTTGAAGCACTCTTTCAGTTCAAAAAGTCCGGCATCAACGTGCCGCTGATAAGGCATTAGCTTTTTCTTCTTGTCCCGATACAGGTACTTTCCGGCCAAAAGGAAACGCACAAACTGCTTGGGTGGGACATTCAGCTCTTTTGCTGTCTCCCGAAGCCCCGTCAGCAGGTTCCGATCCACCAGCTCGTCGAAGTAGGCCGCTTTGGGGGCCATGATCTGGTTTTCCACAGTAAGGGAGGAGAGCCGCAGCTTCTGGTTCTCAATGGTCTTGTTTGCCATGATGAGCGCCGCCGCCATCAGTTCCTCCGGTGTCATGTTTTCCTGGCCGTGGATGTAGCCGCCGTTCTTTCGGATGGAGGGTAGGACTTCATCAAAAATCCAGCTCTCAAACCGCTCAGCGCCCGGCAGCTCCGACTTTGCCGCCAGACGGTAAATGTCGCCCTCTGGGATGAAAAGCATCTCCTGTTCTCCGCCTCTGGTAAGGGTGCGGCGTTTCACCGCCCCCTTGCAATGAGCAGAAACGGCATCCTTCGGTCGCTTATATCCAAGCGCTCCCGCCACATCGTTTCCACAGAACAGCACATTGCCGTTTTCCTCAATAGTACGAATCTTACCAAACTCAGGGTTATTGAAAATCATTAGTTCATTCATACCCGGGTTCTCCTTCTCTCCTCTTCAACAATGTTCCGAGGAGCACATAAATATGTCTCATTTTCTTCGGATCATCTGTCCAAAGAATCATGTCAATGATAGCTCTGCGCATGAGTTCCACGCTCATTCTGCATCACCGCCTTTCACCGTGATAACCACCTGCTCGGGCTTGATGCCCAGGTAGGCGGCGGCAATGCGCTTGACCCAATGCTCGCTGTTGGTCAGTTGATTAAGAAGTTCTTGAATACTGTTTCTCTCGTTCATGGGAAACCTCCTGATTGATTTTCACCAGAAGGCATGGTAGAATGGATTTACCAAACCTTCGGGTGCGGTGAAAATAAGCGGGGTTCTTCTTTGCGGGGAGGCCCTGCTTATTTTATGTCGTCGGCCAACTTCTTAACTCCACGGCGTATTGCCTCAGCCTTTTCAACATTCTCCTGATTGCAATATGCTTGAAGAATTTTACTGGACTGGCTATCGAGTCGGACAGTAATTCGATCCTGCTTTGGATTATCCGTTGGTCTACCAGTTCGTGGCGACATTTTTATCACCTCACTTTTGTCAGCCATAAGTCTATTATAACTATTGTCTGCCAAAAGTCAAGAGGTTTTCCAAAAAATTTCCGCTATCTCAATATGAAGTTTTCAAGGTGCAGTTAACCGGAGGTTATCCCCCTGTCCAAATCTTTACAAGGTCATTCTCCGCCTCACTGTAGGTCTGCTTGATGTCGATGATGTCACGGTTCTTTCGGTAGAACTCCCTGTCAGACTTGTCCAGCGGCTTGCCCTTTGCCTTCTTGTCGCGGATGCGGACGATCTGGGCAAAGAGGCAGTCCCCTATTTCCGCATAGGCCGCGAGGATAGTCCACCAGTGGATGCCGCCCGTGTTGGTTTCGATGTCGTAGTCCACAGCGCGGGCTTCATAGCCCAGCACACGGTTGATAGGGCCAATGATGCGGGGGAAGTCCATAGGCCAGTCCACAAGGTGGGGGCCTTTCTGCTTCCGTGGCTCCTCGCCGCCGTTGATGAATCGAAAAACCTCTTTTATGGCCGCGTCATAGTCGGTCAGCTCGTCAAAATCCACATAGAAGATTTGGAGCACGTCAAGGGCCCGGTCTTCCTCGCTGGAATCGGGGTCGTTCATGGCCTCGAAAATGTCGAGGATAACCCGATAATCATAGCGGATAGCAAACTCCTGCCCGTCTATATCCACGCTTTTTGGAAGTCCATAGCTCATGACGTGCTCCTTTGGTTACTTCTTCTGATACTTCTGGTATTTCGCTGTGTACTTGCTGATGCGCGGGTTAGTAAGCTTCTGCTCTCTGGTGAAAGTGGTATCAATCTCATCCATGACCGCCATCATCAAGTTGCACCAGACAGGGAGGCCGTTGGCAATGGCATAGACATTCATGCCGCCGAAGACAGACTCGCTCACAGGGGCATCGAACACGCCGTCAATAATGCCGCGCATTTCAGCGTCCCGCTCTTTGGCAAACTCGAAGATTTCCTTCTTGTCCACCATCTTCTCGATCTGGGCCTTATAGCTCTCCTGCTTCTTGTCCAGATCCTCAAAAGCGGAGTACAGCCGCTCAACGAAGTTGCTGTCAGTGGGGTTGAACGATACCTCGCACTTGCCATTCAAAGAATATGTAACAAGGCCGGAGTCAAAATTCAGTTCCTTCATAAGTTAAACCTCCACGGTTCCCGGTGTGAATTTCACAGTTCCATCACTAATCGATGCTGTACCAACAGTTCTAGTGCCGCCATATGTAACATCAATTGGCATCCCAATTGTGCCACCGCCTTCACCACCGAGCCCGGACGGCAAAATAGAGCATGAGGAGTATCTTTCAGCAAATACCGCTGTTCCGGCCGTCCCCGCATACAGATGGACAATAAGCATATCTTGATTCATCAAAGCGTTCACGTTCTGATCTTTGATAGCAAGGTTCCAGATTTTTTCCTGTGCTGCGTCATCTGCATCCAACTCACATGGGTCAAAGGTTTGTGTAATGGTTGGTTTCTTCCCGTTGGTATAGGTATTTCCAAAAATATCAACTTTGGTTTCTGTTTGCCAGTCGTATTCGGCTGAACTGTCCTCTACACGCTTACCGATTGGAGACCAAGTAGGCGTAGAGCTCTCTCCAGTGTTTAGGTAAGCAATTAACATTTCACGGCCTACGGTCTGGCCCGGCGTAGTATTAAAAGTCAAATCAGACTCAGGCATTGTTTTTCTCCTTTCAAACGCCAACTTCATATGTCAGTTTCATCAAAATCTGGTAGTCTTCATAACCGTCCTCATAAGCGGCAAATTTAGAGGATTGTGTGGTGGGCTCAACTCGGAGCGCCCGAATCTCGTCTCCCAAATCAGGAAGATTTTTTCTTGCCCAGTCACCGAAGTGGTTCAGCAGCTCGTCAGCCTCCAGGCGCTTGTCGTTGCTGCGCCCAGGCTTAATACGATAAATTAGTTTGAATTGGTACTCCGCCTGATAGCCGCCCAGGATGAACCGCTTTGTGATATAGGTCCCCTGGATGGTAGACAATGCCATACCGGTCTCGTCTCCCTGGTCAGCGGACAGAAACTCATATTTAATGATGTCCACCGGCTTTTCCGGGAAGGTATTGGCCCACACCAGCATGGAGCGGGAGATTTTATCCACTTCTTCTGTCGCCGCCAGCATGCGGGGTTTCTCTTTTTTCTCAGAGTTCACGTTTCACCGCCTTATCCGCCGTCCGAATCCAGTTATCCAAATTCTCGGCCTTGCTGGCTTCGAACCAATGGGATTGTGCCTGCGCATGTGATGCTGTATTAAATACAAGGTTTTTGTCAGTCAAGACCTTTGTTGTGCCCTTTGATGCATAACTGCTACCTGTAGCCGGGTCTACCATTAGTTTTCCAAAATATAAGTAGCGTGCATATGGGCCTGGGTAAATCACTTCTGAACCATCTACCCGCGTCCGTTTGTCCAATGATCCGGTAAGCATCGGAACATATGGTGATGTGTCCTTCCGCACCTGGAGTGCCACAATATGCTCCGCTTTGGTGCACTCCTCATCCAACTTGTCCCTGATTGCCTCCAGCCCTTCGGCGCGGAAACTGAATTTCAGCATTAAACCCCACCAACTTCCCAGTGAGCCATTTCACCGCCGAAGTCCTTTTCATCGACTTTAGTAATATCGTACACACCGTCGTAGTCGGCCTCTATGGTCTGTACCGTCCATTCCGGGTGTATAGCCTCACCCTTGATGAAAAAACTATCACGGGCCACAGAGAGCGTCCATAGGTCGCTTTTATCATCTGCTTTCCAGAACTCGACTGGCCCGACATACCTTCTTTGGATGCCTGTCACACCGTCCAACGCCTCAACCGAAAATGGAATGTACAGGTTGACTGCATCCGCGCTTTCCAGCCCGCTCTTGGTTACATTGGAACCCTTAGAGGCATCCAGAAGGACTCCCCGTAGGACAGTGATGTGGTTCACTGTGGTCTCCTCAAAGGTGGAATGGTCCGTCTCAACGTAGGTGTTATAGACCGTCACAACATGGGGGAACATGTCCATAGCCGCACCCCCTTCCACGGTATAGAAGGCCCGTACCGACCAAATACTGCGCTGCAACAAATGCAAGATGTGTTTGTGCCGACTGCGCCGCTGTCGCGGCCTGCTGGGCACTTTCACCGCCGCTTCGGTAGGTCTTGGACCAGCTACCCACACTCTGGCTTTGCAACTCTCCAGTCTCTCCAGCATTTGCGGAGTTTTTAAGGGCATTCAGGGCCGCTTGCTGGGCAAGGTCGATGCTCTGGTACTGTTCTGCCACGGCGCAGCAAGCCATCTTTACTGCGTCCAGCTCTTTGTTTTGAGCCGCACGGCCCTGCGTGTAGTAGTCCAGAAAGGAACTTGCACGCAGGGACAGACGAGGGAAGTCAGCCATTTGGATAGCCGTGCCTAGATACGCAGCAGTGTAATACTCATAATCTGCGTAAGCCATCAGGCCGCCCCCTTACTTCTTCGCACGGGCTTTCGTCTTAGCCTGCGGCTCAAACGTCGCCCCAGTGAAACTAAATTTCACCACGCTGGAATCATCAACAAGCACATCGAAAGTGTCATCCTTGCTCACCCTGAAAACAATATCTGCGTCAAACGGGATGTTTTCCTTTGTGGGAGAACCGTTTTTCTTGAATGTCATTTTGGTCCCTGTCTTGGTCAGGTGGAACGGGAAATAATACCCGCTCTGTTCCTCCGGGACGCTACTAAACTCTGTATAGTCGGAGACATAATGGAATGTCCCAACCACAGAGCCATCAGCCTTTACCGCCAGATCATCACCGACCAAATCGGAGACCTGTTTCCCCAATAGGGCCTGACCGCTGGGGAATAGCGTTAAAGTGTCAGACCCTATTAACCCCCCGCCGGTGCGTAAACAGCAAAAGGGAAGGCGTTCTCATTGCCGACGTTGAAGGCGTTGATGGGGTTGGGAATCTCCCAGCCCAGCCGCATGACGGCGCGGAGGGCCACCATGTCGTTCTGCATCAGGTTATAAAGGATATTGCCAGTGGTGGGATCTTGCACCACGCCGCTATCGAAAATCTTAAAGGTCATGTCCTGTCGGATGGCATAGACCAACTGGCTCCAGTCACCCACGATAGCCAAAGATTCCTCCGGGTCGTAAGCGCCGTTCACGGGGAAATACATGCTCATGCCGTCCAGCGCGTAGCGGGTATCTCCCTGCATATCGGTCTTGAAAATGGGCTGGCCGTTCTTGTCCACAAGGCCGCGCAGCTTGGCGCGCATCTGAATGGCAGCCATCACGCCGTTGGGGATATAACCGCTCTCCTCCACCTTGGCAATCACGCCACCCTCACCCATGATGTCCTTGAAAATATCGCTGGTAGCGGTCACAACAGCGCTCGCGGTAGTGGCCGAAGGGACAAGGCCATCACGCCAAGAAGTCGGCTTGTCCGTGCCGTACAGAATAGCGGCGTCGATGACCTTTCCGAATGCCTCCTGGAGTCTAGGCCGAACCTCGCCCCAGATATCGTAATCGCTATCATCCAACACCGCTTCTGGAATGGGGACGATAACCGCGATTTCCTCAGCGTAAATTTTTTTCTTGTCCCAAGCCATGTTTGTGGTCTTTTTCAGCGAAGCCTTGGAGTCGGACGCTCCGGTGGTTGGCTCACCATTGACGAAGTAGGCGGTGGGCAGTGCGTCCAGAACATTGAGGGTCTGTGTCTTACTGGTCATGTTGGGCAGCCGACGGGCCATCCGCAGCACAGCGGACTCCGTTACGGCCCCCTGGATAATTTCACGGGTTACGGGCTCAGGGATAAGCCCAGAAAGTTTGCTTCTATCGATAATGTCAACTGCCATTTATGTTCTCCTTTCATTTCAGTGCGCCCCGGATCAGGGCGTTCATTACATCGTTTTCTCCTGTTTTTGTCTTCCCTCCGCCCACTGGAGCAGTCCAGTCAAAAGAAGTCTTCTTGCGGTCGGCGGTAAGCGCGTCCACGGCCTGCTCAAAGGTGGTCTTGTCGTCCACCATCTTCCCTGCCTTGAAAGCGATGAACTCCGCCTCCTCGCCGGTCAAGCCCTTTTTCAGGACATACAACTCACGCTTCAACTGGTCTCTCTCCGCTTCTGCGGTTGTCAGCTTTCCGGAGAGAGTATCCCTCTCGCCAGTCAGCTTGTCCCAGCGTTCTTTCTCTCCGGCCTGCCCGTCCTTCCAGGTGCGGTAGGCGGTCAGCTCTTCTTCGCTGGGCATACCCTTCATGGCTTTCGCAAGCCGCTTGCCGATCATGGCATCCACTTCCTCCTGCGTGAAGGTCTTCGCAGGGGCGGGCTCCGGCGCAGGGGCCTGGGTAGGATTATTGATAGGTTCGCTCATAGTAGTTACCTCCGTTTATTGTCAGGGCCGTCGCCCTGCGGTTTTACGCCTCTCGGCAAAACAAAAAGAGCCATCAACCACCGAGGAATCCTCGGAAACTGATGGCTCTTGGCTCACAGGCTCTTGGCTCTATGCGATATTTACTTCCATGTCGTGCTTACATGCCTTGCATCGAAACGGCATGTGCTCTACTTTGGTATCCGGTCGAACCGGGAAAAGAGCTTTCCCGCAGTACGGGCAGCAATACCATGTTTTCCCGTTAATTTCTTTTATCACGCGCTGCCCTCCACAACATACCACTTGCACTTCTCGCAGACTTCATTTGCTTTATCTACGTCAAACGGCTCTATTGCAAGCTCCATGTCCATCTCGTCCTCCCGAACTTCTTGGACCTCATAGCACTCTCCATATAGGATTTCTCGCCCAAAAAGAGGGCAAACGCATTTATCATTGTGATTTTTCGCCATATCATTTCCCCTCCAAATAGTCCCGATACTTCTTTCTCAGCTTTTCCGGGACCGCTGTTACAATCTTCCCGTCAACGCTTAAAACTACATAACCGCTATCTGCCAAGAATTTCAATGTATTCCGGTCAGTCTGATACAAAACTAACCTGCTGTTATTTATGATACTCTGCGACGCTTCAATCGTCAATGCAGATCTATCCGGTTTCATCGTAAGGTTATTTGCAAAGTGGTCTGTCACGCCGCTAATCTGCGGCGGGTCAAGCTGCACCTGATATTGTCTGGAAGAGAATTTACCGACAATTTTTATGTTCCCTTGATATGATTCCAGCCCGGAAAATTGTTTTATGCTGGTTAGCCCTTCCGGATATTGAACCTGCATTCTTTCTCTTTGTAACGGTAGCCCCGCCGCCTCGCTGAACGCCTTGTATTCTGCATTTAACCGACGTATGCGGGCTGTTACCGCTTGGGCGTCCTCTTTCAACCCTGCGGCCTTGTATGCCGCCTGTTCCCGCTTCAGCCTGCGGACGGTCCGCTCAATTTGCCTCTGCTTCTGGGTAGCCTCATAGGCTGTATAGTGCTTACCCTCAAAGTCCACGTCGTGGCCGTCGTCAATGTGGACCAGCTGTTCGTCTGTGTATGTGCGCTCCATCACACCATCCACAAAGGCCGTCCTAATATGGCGGCAGTTTGCTCCTTCCAAGCCGTCCACATAGCCCAGGCCACACACCTCGTAGATGTTCGGATACTTGTCACCGGCTCTGACAGAGTACACACGGCCTTGCCATGCCTTGTGATTCTGCCATCCAACGCCCTTGTCCCGGGCTCCGATGTGAGCTGATATCTCAAAGTATGGTGTCTCCAGATATTCCGCGCTCTGCTCCGTGTACTTGGCACAGATCTGGGATACGCCTGTCATCACTGCACGGCGGGCAGCCACGTCGATATGGTCACGGTGGCCGCTCTCATAGTCCACCATGCGGAGTCCGCTGTCTGCAAGCTGCTTGACGGCGCTCTTGATAGCCTGATTATAGGATATAGCCCCGCTCATGATCTGCATCTCCGCGCTGTCCAGCGCCCACTGGTAAGCCCTTGCATAGGGCAGCATGGTTCGCCCGTTGTCCAACAGAAAGCCCATGGAGCGGGTCAGGTTTCCAACTTCCCGCTGTGCTTGGGAGAGTATGGCGTTAATATCGGCAGAACTCACCATCGTCTCCGGCTGTGTCACGCCCGCTAAGTCAATGAGGTCGGTATAATACCGCTGGTTGCGCTCTACCACCTCGTCCAGCAGCTTGTCCAGTTCTTTCCGGGAGATGTTGGCGGTTCGCTGGATAGCTTTCTCAATCTCGCTCAGGTCGATGCCATGGGAGCGCAGCACCCGGATGCCCTGCACCGTGACCTCGTTCAGCTCGCCGGATAATTTCAGGCGAGAACATATTTCCTCTAGGAGCGTCGCTTCCAGACTGCGGTATAGCTCGGCCAATTCTTCTGGAAGAGAGTCCAGAACTTCGGGAGAGAATGGGTATTTCATTCAATCTCGTTCTCCCCTTCCGTTGTCATGTCCTCCATCTTTGGCAGCATTTTCTTAGCCGTAGCCTCGTCCTCGTTGTACCACTTCATGCGGTACTCCCACGGGTTCATAATGCCCGCCGCAAGGTCCTGACGGTCATTATTCCGCTCGGTGGTCTTGTCCTCGATGATAGAGTCATCAAAGTCAATGGTAACTTTAGCATCTTCATTCAGCCCGGCGCCCATGGCTGCATTCCCAAGCCGAAGAATAATATGGCACAACTCTGTAATGGCCTGTTCCAAAATGATTTCATGCTTTTTGATGGTCCTAAACATGGTGGAGTTTTCGCTGATGACCTGGGTAGCTGTGGTAATGCTCCCCTGGTCGAAGCGGTAATGGTTTTCTCCAAAGCCACACTTGCTGGACAGTAGATTCAGTTGGTCTTGGATGCCCGTGTTGTGCTCCTGGGTACGGAGTGTCATGTCGATGGGCGTGATGGCCGCACCGTCACTTACATCCTCCGGGAGTACATAGTAAGCCAAGTCGTCCGGGTCAAAAAATGGCTCTCCGTCGAGGTCTTTGGTTGCAGACGGCTTGACCATGATGCGCTTTTTCCCAAGGACGAACTCATTGACGTAGCTATCATAGGCCACATCTACGCCTTTGAGAACATCGATGGCGTTTGCATAGACAGAAACCCCCAGCGGAGAATCGTCAAAATTGTTGGCAATATTAGGCCTGTCAATAACAAACTGCCTCTGATCTGATCCGGTATGTACCACAGGTGGGACTGCCTCAAACCCTGGAATGTCGGCCAAAGACAGTTCTGCATCCACATTGTTATTGCGGTAATGATAGATGCGATTCTCGATGTCGTATAAGCCGTCTACCTTGTGATGAATCTGGAGATAACAATAATCCTCACCGTTGACGGTCACGATGCTATCAAATGCGCAATCGGTAATAATACCGTTCTGCCATGCCAGCGGCCAGATATGCTCCACGGTCACATAATCCATTACAATGCCGCTTGCGCTTCCAGGAATGGGACCAAACTCCGTCGCTTCCATGCCTACTACTCGCGGTATAAAGGCCACTGTCCCGAGTGCAAACGCTTTTTCCTGCATCTCATTTACCTGGACCAGAAAGTTGTTTTCGGCGAACACGCGGTCAATAAATTCCTGCTCCCGCTGCCCCTCCAGAGTGATTTCCACCTTTTCATTCATCAGGAGGTTTGCCCAATCCTCTGGGATCTTCTTGCCCATGTTGAGAGTATACCGCTTGCATCGAACCATGCTCGTTCCGTTTCGAACCTTGTACCGATGGAAGCCCTTCACATCTCCAATATACCAGCTTTTCCATTCCTGCACTTTGCTGTAAAAGTCTTCGCTGATGGTGGCAAAGCCCAGCTCTTTCAGCTTATCATTTATGTTCAAGCAGTTACCCCCATTCTCCTGAATACACGCTCAAGTGCATACCTTGTAGCGTCAATAAGGTGGTTATTCTCGTCAGGATACCCGCCGATGATCTCCCCATCCTTATTCCGCTCATACTCATAATTCACAAACTCGTTATAAGCGTTTGGAGTCCTTCTGCGGTCAATGACAACCTTACGCCGCTGGAGCCACTTCATACCATACTCCACGCTTCCAGGCCCCTTAATTGCCTCTTTGGCCGGAAGGCCCATCGCCCGATAGTCTGCTGATGATTTAGGCTCTGCGCTGTCACAGGTAATGTAAGCATCCTTGTAACCTTTGGAAAGAATCAACTTTGCGCTCGCCTCGTTGGTCAGCTTATTTTGGTATATCTCGTCCATTAGGTATATTGTCTCTCTAGCCCGGTCATAGTGGAGTCGGATAAAGGCAAATGGGTCCGGGAACCAGCCCCAGTCCGCACCTTGATAGATACGGTCAAAGGAAGCGAACTCTTCGTCCGTGATTTCCCTCAACTCCAGATTCTCAAATACATTCCCGCCGGTGCCGACAGCTTCGCCCAAGTATTCATGGCGATAGGCCCTCTCGTCCGTGGTCTTCAAGTGTTCAGCTTCTGCTAGGAACTGCGCCCCCAACCACCCCGGTGGGGCTTCCAAGTATGTACTCTTGTGGCACAGCCTGTCTGCTCTTTCCTCCAAGCTATCCTTATTGGCCCAGTTGTCCCGGCTTATGGGTGGATTGTAGCTCTCAAAGTTCCAGAACTTCGACCCGCCGCGCATGGTAGATTGTAAAATGGTTCGAATCTCCGCCCGACCGGAAAACTGATCTTTTTCTTCAAAGTGTGTTACAGCGATATATCCGAACGGAACCTTAATGGACTTTATTTTCATGGGGTCATCAGCGCCCCGGAACATGATTTTCTGCCCAGTCGGCTTATAAATCAGCTCCATAGGTTGAACCTTAGCGTCCCAGTACGCCGCCATACCCAATTCTCCGATTGCCCATAGATATTGTGCATACACGCTGTCCCGGATGGTGTTCGCCACTTTGCGAAGTACCAAGGCGTGGGTGTTTGAATTGGTCAGCAAGATAAGCGGCACCAGCAGGGAAACGCAGGAAGATTTAAGCGAGCCTCGGCCACCAGACAAATCATAGTGTGTGTGTCCGTGTTGGAATACGTCACGAGCCAGTAGGTGGAATGCAGGTCCAAGGACGGACGATAAACGAATCTCAGACATCTATGACCACCTTAACCTCCGTATCTCCATCGCCGTTCGCCTTTCCATCGAACGCTCCCACATGTTTCCCTAACAGTTCAAGTGCTTTTATCTTGCTGGAATACTTCAGATCGCTGTCATTCGCATCCGAGGCCGGTTTATCTGTGATTTCCTTCAGCTTGGCAAGCACATAGTCCTGTGTAATCTCTGTCCGTTCACTTCTGGCTCTCTTTGCTTCCTGAATTGCGGAAGAAACGTTATTTTTCGTAATTAGCTGCCGCCCAATTTCAGGGTTTTTATACCCTGCCCGAAGAGCAGCCTGTGCGGCATTCAAATCCACAAGGTACTCCTGCACAAATCTTTCTTGCTTTGGCGTTAATGCCACACTCACCACCTCTCGCCTAAGTAGAGTCTCCCAATCCCCCCACCGCCACCGACAGAGCGCGCCCTCTCTCTTTCTTTTCGGGGGAGATTAAGGGGGGATTATAGGGGGGTAAGAGATAGGGGGATCGGGGGGAAGGGAGAGGGTGGATAAAGGGGGCCATCAAGAGGGGGACCTTTTCTTTCTCTCTCCCTTGCTTTCGTTTTGCTTTTGAAATGCTTTTAAATGCTTTTAAATGCTTTTCGCCGCCTACTGTCGAGCACTGGCTCGGATCCGGCCAGCCGTCACAGCCTGTTAAGCGATACACCCGTGTGAGTTGATAGCCACCCCCGTCTCCTGCAACTGCGGGGCGGCAAATATTTTTCAAAATATGTATTGACAATATCATATTTTATGATATAATTAAGTCATAAAAAGTAAAAGGAACAATATAGGAGGTAAAGTCATGAAACACTATGAATATTGCGTTTGCAAAGACGGCTGGATGATGGGTGCTTATATGGACGACAAGAAGGGAGCCGAGGATTGTGCCGCTCGTTATGCCTCCCAGTATCCTGACAGCAAGGTTGAGATCAAGGTCAATGTTTATGACGAAATGGAATACCGTTATTTCAAGGAGGTCGGTTGCTGATGACAAACAGAGGAGCATACGTGTTTGGCTGGGTGTTCGGTCGGCTCAACGCGGCGGCATATCCGCAGGAGATCGGAGGGGATCTCACCCTTGCCGCTCAGCGCCCGTATACAGCACTCGCCAGAGTCATTTCTGATGCTCACAGGCTTGGCCTCCTAAAGAGGGATCTCGACCGGCAGGTTGCTGAGGCGCTTTGCGAGATCACCAGCATTGACCCGCCCGTGGAGGGAGGGTCTGAAAAGTTCCAGCCCCTTGAAATGCAGGGGGCTTGGCAGTTAGGCTATTTTGCCGGTAAAGGCAAGCGCCCCCTTGCGTCTGTCGAGTTTGATATTTCCGCCGCCAGAAAGGCCAAAGGCTTGACTCAAGCCCAGCTTGCGGATGCGATGGACGTTAACCAGGCCGTGATATCCCGCTGGGAGAGCGGCAAGGTCAGCCCCAATGCCGGGAATTTGGACAAACTGAAAGAAATTCTGAGCTAATCCTGCCGCCCCTCCGGGGGCGGCTTTTTTGCCCTCTCCAGCTCGTGCGCTTTTGGGGGCATAGATACCCCTTGCGGGGTATGTTGCGGGTTTGGTCAGGCTTGCCGCGGGCCTGTATGTAATCCGCTGTGCGGTATCACATCACAATTACTATACGAATCTTCGTCAGCCGTCCTGTTACAATCCGGCCTTGTCCTAAGACAGCCGGAACCACACCTACATCCGTCAGCCTCACAGGGGTAGGCCAGTTTCATCGTATAGCAATCACGGTACATCTCAACCCCTCCGCTGGTGTCGTCAGTAGGAACCGTTCATCTTTATAGGGCCGGGGTCAGCCAATTAAATATTCTTCGCCCTGCCGCTTTCGCACAGCGCACAAGGAAGGCCCGTCTGCTTTTAACCTGTGGTGCCATACATCTGGTGCCACCGCCCGCCTCAAGCGGCGAGGAGCGGCATATGGCGGACAGTAGGTTGTCCAGCCGCCCATTGGCATTTAATTTAATCGCGCAGTGCCTCTTTTGCTTTCCATCTGCGTTTGGAGCCGAGAGGCGGCATTGAGCCGCCACACGTCCACGGCGTTGTCCATGGCCGCCGCTTCCGCTTCTGCTCAAGCACTCGGCATATGTGGCGGATTCCGTCTCTACACGCTCCGCCGGGCGCAGCCGCTTTCTATGTGTCGGCACACCGGGGCAGGTCATAGCTGCCACCGCTTTTTTAGCTCAGCCCCCATGACAGGCGGCTCGCGTCTTACTCTTCCCAGCGCCTAGACGCTCCGGCAATCTGGTGTAGTGTCTTTCCACCGTCATTCGCCGCCAGAGGGGTGCGACCCCTCATGCCCCGAATAGTGGGGTGGTGTTCGACCGGCGGCATATTGCACACAGAGGGGGTGGCGGCAGATGCACCGACGCCACCCCATCCGTGTGAAGGAGGAAGGGGAATGGGAGCGCAGGGGCACACGCTCCCACACTCCCATTTTAAATCAATTTTTTGGTTTAGCTGCCCTTTAAAGGTTAATCTTCAAATTTTATCTGTATTTTACTCGACCTGTTAGATAATCTAGCGATACTTCATAGTAGTCTGCCAGAGCAATCAGCGCAGTCATATTGGGCTTTGCCTCCCCGCGCTCATATTTTCTTACTGCGCTGCGCGGAAGCCCGCACAGTTCTGACACTACCGCCATACTCCTAACAGGCTTTTTCTCCTCCCTCAACCTCCTGAGTCTTTCCTTAAACTCATTCAAGGTCTATCCCTCCTTCGGCGGGTCTGGGAGGGGCATCCAGTGGGTGACACCGCCCGGCTCTCTTTCTCCGTGTGGTGTAATGACACGCCACTTCTTTCCCATGTCACTATGCCAGCCCATCATGGTCTGCCAGCGTTCATGCCAAAACGCCACCACAAGGACATCCGCTTGACTTTCCGGCAGCCTGTCCTTGACGCTAATCCACTCGCTCATGTTGCCCGCCCTCCCCGTCGTGGATGTTGCCGATGACAAAATGGCGCTTGCTCAGTTTGTACGGATGTAGTGGGGTGCTGCTTCCGCTTCCAATTCCAGTTGTGAAACATGGGATTCTGAGATCTGTGTTAAAAATAACTGGCTCTCTTGATCCGTTGTAGCTCAAAATATCACCCTCAAAAATCTTCACGCCGTTCTTGTCGGTCAGGCCGGTATACTGGCAGACTGTGGAGGGGTCAACCTCAAAGAAACCTCCGAGCATGATACCTTTTGTGGGCGGGTCTGCCCTGGCCGATACCAACCGCGGTAGAATGTACGCTCCAGGCATAAAGTAGGCATCTTCCGGGACAGCCACAATGTTTCCCTCCACCCACTCTCCATTATCCAGCCGCTTGGCTTTGAAAAGGATTTCTCTGGTCATTGGGCACCTCCGATGATCTCGTCCAATGTGGCCCGCCTTATGCTCCTCAGCGTAGGAAACGTTTCATCAAGGTTATCAAGACTGCCCTTATAGTTGTCTTCGTCATCATACATGTAAAATGTCTGTCCCACTATATCAACGTATGCCAATGTTTTAACAACTGGATATAGCACTTTGATAGCCTTCGCCCTCTCCACCTCCTGCTCCGTCCAGCGGGGCTTGCGGATGATGCGGTCGGGGTGGTTGATAATTACAGCCAAATCATCCTCATTGTAGCAAGGGTTCCAGAGATCTCCCGTCTTATAATATCGCTTCCCGTCTGCTCCAATCTTGAAGGCGCCTCTATTTACCTGATTTGCGCCGAAATCGTATGTAAATTCTTCGCCTACCTCAACACCCAGCACCTGCGCAATTCTTGGTTTATTCACTTGTTGTCCTCCTCCTTGATTTTCAGGTACTTTTCGATGGCTTCGTCTAGGTTGGCCTCCTTGTCACGTTCGATGCAAAACCGAATATATTCCTCGATAAACTTCATGTCATTTTCGGCACCCTTGATTTTTCCCTTCCAGCCACAGGAGGGGCAGTAGAAGATATCTCCGCGTCCTCCATTTCCGCAGTTTCTGCCGCAGTTAGGGCACTCTGCATCAGCAAACATCAGATTAGCCATGGTCGGCCTCCTTTCGCTGGCCGTAGGAGCAGAAATCATCCGGGCCAAAGTTAATGCTAAACGACGCTCCGCCCTCATGGTCTGTTGCAACATCATCACTCTCACATTCCATGGTATAGTGATTGAACCACTTACAATCCCGGCACCTGACCACAGGCACGGCGTCGATGGTGGGCAGGCTATCAAACATCCGCTGCATGACAGCTCCAGTCACCCCATCACCACCAAAGCACTCTCGTGCATTATCCGCATCAACTAGTCTCATGATCGGCCTCCTCGTCCATGAGAGCGCCGCACGAAGGGCAAAACATAAATTTACTTGGCTCAATGCCCCAGTTGTTATTTTCGTCTTGATGGAATAAAGAAACCCCACAGTTTGTACAGCATACCCCAGAACCATAATCTGACCAGAAAGCGTACCGCACCTCCGCAACGTCGGCGGCGGGGAGCCCCTCAAAGTCCGAAACAACAGAGGCACATGATTCGTCTGCGAAAAGCCATAGCAGATTGATAGCATCCGCCTTCTCGATGTACTCCTTCATTCCTCCGCCTCCCACTGTTTCTTCATGTCTTCGTATAACTCTTCCATCTTTCGATTCCACCCCTTGAGCTTCCACAGGACAAGCAGGCCAAGCGCCATCCACTCCACAGCGGCTATAATTGTAAGAATATCAGCCATCCTGCTCCCTCCGTAGTGCGGCCTCGGCCAGTTCGCGGAGGCGGTCAATGGGGCCGAGAGCACGATATTGCTCCAGCTCTTGCTTGTCCACTCTCAGACCAAATGCTTCACCTTTGAGCTGTTCGATTTCCCCCGGCTCCAAGCCAGTCTCCTCATAGGCTGCGAGGCGGTCAACGTGCGGCCCGTAATCTTCTCTTCCTTCGGCATCGATAGCTACAAACCATTTTCCACCACCATGCCCATTGTCACACCAGTATGTCAGTCTCTCCATGCTCACCCCTCCTCCGGCGGCCCGTCAAAGGCCGTCCAGTATTGGCCGTACAGCTCCAGGCTAAACGGCTTGATGTGCTTGCAGTACAGATATCCATCCCTGCACCCTTCTGCAATCTCCAGGCCGCCCCATTGGAGCTGGGCTATCCCTGCGCCCTCAATGTAGATTGCCGTCTCCTGGGTGATGGATTCCAGCTCTGCGCGGGTGTATTGGTGTCTCATGGCGATACCTCCGTCGGGCGGCGGTACACGGTGTAATCTCCACTGGGGCGATCCAGGGTCTCACCGCCCAGCTCCTCCCGCAAGATGTCCTCGAACCCGGCGCCCTCTAGTACTGCCAGGCAATAGATTCGACCGTTTACCACCAGCGCCCACTCACCGTCGTCCCCATAGTCAATCCATACCTTGTCATAGTCCATGCTATCAAGGTCTGCCTGCGTCAGCGGCTCGTTCGGCGGGGTGAGGGTGGACATATTAGAGATCGCCTGCAAAAGCGCACCCCGTTCAACAGCGGTTAAATCTGTTTTCTTGATATACTCCTTTAGCGCATCCGAATCAATCGCACTCATCTTTCAGCGCCTCCTTAACCATGCGTGGGCTTCCCTTTGTGGGGATTTCTTGCGTTGGCAATAAAAGCATCCATAATAAGCGTGAGACGATTATGTTTGACTTCGCCATTTCCATCGATATAAAAGTTTTTCATGCTCCACCGCTGGAGTTCTCGGCCAAATGGATAGTCTACAACTACGTCTTGCCCAATTAGGGCTATAAATTCATTTTTTGTCATTGTTTAGCGCCTCCAGTCTCTTTCTCAGTTCCTCCCACGCCTCTGGGGTGAGAGGGCGACCACATTGAGAACAGTATTGGTGTCCCCACCGCTCCCATGCGATTGCTGTATCAGCTGCTTTGCAACGGTCACACCCCGGCCACAGCCGCTCCACCTGCTCCCGGCTGACGGGGCGGAGGGCGGAGAGGGCCATATCAATAGCATCCCAATAAGACAGCCCATCTTCCCGGTCATCCCAGTCCGGAGTCCACCGCTGTATAGTTTTCAGGCACTCAATCGCTTCTTCCCGCGTCATGGCTTGACCTCCAATCTCTGCAATTCCTCCGCGCTCAGAATCGGCGCGCGGGTGTTCCAGGCCAGGCGGGCTTGCGCCTGTGCCTCCTCAATTCGCTGTTTCGCCGCCTCAAAATATCCGGGGTCTAATTCTATGCCAATAAACTTCCGCCCCGTGTTGACACAGGCAACGCCGGTGGATCCACTTCCCATAAACATATCCATAACAGTTCCGCCATCAGGAGCAATAGCCATTAAATGCTCCAACAACTCGATAGGTTTTTCAGTCGCGTGTATCCGTCTAGATGTTGCTTTCGGATTACAAACAAAATATCCTTTGTAGTTTCCACCCTCATTTGGAATATGTCCATTTGATGCCCAAACACAATATTCGGCGTTTTGCGTAAACCGCCCTTTTTGTGGTCTCGCTGCGGTTTTAATCCATGGAATAACCCCCCGGTACACAAGCCCGCCGCACTGCACGGCGTCAATAGTCGCTGCCAACTGCCTCCAATCGGTAAAGATGACTGCGATGCCGCCTGGGCGCATCTTTTTTTTCGCAGCAGAAACCCAAAATGTTTCCCAAAGCGTAAAACTGCGTTGGTCTCGATTATCCCCCGCAAAATCAGGCTTGATATCTTTTGTGTCTGTGCTTTGATATTTTTTACTTGATCCGTTCGCTCTATCAGAGCGATACATTCCGCCGCTGGAATACGGAGGGTCAGTCAGCACCATATCCACGCTACCGTCCGGGATGTCTTGCAGTAGTTCCAGGCAATCTCCCTGCATCAGCACCACCCCCGCATCCGTCAGCCGCTTGGCCGCCTCTCTATCGCCCAGCAGGGCGCGCGTCTTATCGTCCACCGTTCGGTTCCTCCTTGCAAGTTTTCCACCGCTCTTTTCTTCTGCACGTCCCGCCGGTCGCATCACAAATGCTCTTGGATGAGCATCGTTCACATGGTCCAGCCTTAAAAAATTCTTTCATGTACATCGCGGTGGTCGATATGCTGTATCCGGTGGCCTGGGATATCTCCTCCGGCCCATGCCCGTCCAGCGCCATGCGCTCCAGCAAATCGCGGGACGGTTTTGGCTTTTTCGCTCTGGTATGTAGGAGGCAGCCAACTCTTTTGGGGTTACAGTCCGGCAGCGGGCACTGTCCACAGATTGCCGCCTCCTCCGCGTCCCGCTCCGTAATATTGCGTTCCACGATCGGCTCCATCGCGTCCAGGCTGCGCCAGGGTGCCACCGCTCCGCTGATGCCGTAGGGGTCTCTGGTGATCACAGCTCCGTCACCTCCACCCGAATACATCCCCCGTCCCAAAGCCTATGTATGACCTGCCTGTACCAGCGGTGATCGTCGTCGGGCAGCAGGTATCCCTTGAGCGCGTCCACCACGGCTTTGGCGATTGCTGCGTGGTTGTCAATGTCCAGCCCGTCGTCCCATGCAAAGGTGATGGAGACCGGCCCACGTACCATCCCGCGCCTCACACGGGCCTGTTTCAGCGCGACCAGGGTCAGCGCATGGAGCTCGTCGGCGTCCTTCTTCCGCTGCGCCCAGTGCTTGCCGGAGTAGTAGGCGTTCAGCCCAAACCGGCGGCAGAAGGCCGACTTGCCCTTCTTCGTGGGCGGGTATGGTATATCAAACCGAATCGTTCCCATGTCCAAGCGCCAGCCGTTCGGCCAGCCCTCCAATCATCTGTTTTATGTCGCCAGGCAGCGCCTGGAACTCGGCCTCCTGCTTGGCCCACTCCTGATAGGAGCGCTGGAAGTTGGAGCCGATGACGCTCTGCACTGTATTGGCATCCATCCGTGCCCAGGCTTTGAGCTGCTCCGGTGTCCCCACCAATCGGCGGAGCATGGGCGGCAGCCGCTTGAACTCCTCCCGGCTGTTGTAGGCCGACCGCTGTACGGCCCGCCATACCAACCCCCAAGCCTCCTGCGGGGCCATCTTTGGCCGCTCCGTAAGCTGCCTTATCTTGGCCTTTACCGCGCCGATGTGGGGCGGATAGCCCTTGCTGTCGGTGGCGATCAGCGCCTTGACGGCGGCGGCCACGATTGCGGCGTCATCCTCGGCAAACATGTCTGTCCACAAGGAAATAGTGTCCAATGCCTCCTGCCGCCCCACGTCCCGGTAAAACTGCGGGTAGGCACCACGGAGCACAGACATGAGCTTAATCACGTCTTCGCGTTTCACACGATGCCCTCCTCTCGGGCAATATCCAGAAACACATTTCCGCCCCTCCGCGGGGCCTGCCCGGATTTGAGCCGGTCGAAGATGATGCCCTGCCAGTTGTTGGCCATGCACTCCCCGATCAGGTCTATCACAGCCTGTTCCCCGTAGGTCTCCGCCGCCTTCTGCACCTGAGTCACCAGAGACTGGAGGCCCGTGGGCTTGTAGTCCTGTCGCTTCTCATGCTTGTACCGGATCCAGGCGGCAAAGGCACCCTGTAGGGCAGGCGAGGCCCCCGGAAGGGGGGGATGGGGGGTAATTAACATTTGTTCTTTATCTTGTACTTGTTCTTTTTCTTTATCTTGTACTTGCTTTCGCTCAGCCCTTGCTTCCGTTTTGCTTTCGATTTTCTTCTCATTTGCTTTCGGCTTGCTTTCCGTTTGCTTTGGCCTCCCCCCGGACTTGCCTGCCTCTGATTTCCGCCTGCTTGCGTCTAGGTTTGGCTTACTCAGCTCAAACGCAATCGCGGCGGAATCAGGCAGTTTATCAAGGTCCGGGAGTATCCCGGTGAGCGCATAGGCGCATATTGCGTCGTATGCGTCACACCGGGCCGCCTTATTACGGATGCGGGAAACAGCCCGGAAGAAAGAAGCGTAGAATGTAAACTGTTCCCTGTCCATAGGTACACCTTAAAATGGCAGTTTCCCGCCATCATCGAATGACTCGCCAAATTGACCAAACGAAGAAGGCTGAGACCAATCGCTAGAAGCGCCCCCAAAGGCGGGAGAGGGCTTTCGGTTCTCTGACAGGCGTTTGAGTTCCGGCACCTTGAAATCTCCCTTTTGGATCGCCTGGATAGAGCGGGTCTGATACACATACAGCCGCGTCTTTACGTCCCCGGTGTTCTTGGCGTACTCCTCCTCGCCTAGCACTACGCCGAAACGACGGCCTACCATATCCCGCAGATTGAACTCGTCGAAGCGGTAGCCGGGGTTGGAGTCTTCCAGGGCGGTCTTGAAGGACTTGAAAAAGCCCAGAGCAGAGGGCTTGTAGCTGCGGCGGAGCTGGATAGGCCAGAATCCAGCGCGGGTAAAGGTGTCGCTGTTATTCCCTTTGTAAGTCCCCTCAGCAAAGTCCCACTCAATCAAGAGGTATTCCTTTTCCTCCACGTCTTCCACGCGGCAGATTGTGGCAATATAAGCGCCGGGCTTGGGATTGTCAAACTCGGAAGCCTCCTGAACCTCGTCCCAGTTGATTTTATTCATGCTCGGTTTCCTCCTTCTTGGGGGTCAGGCCCCAGTATTCACGGATGGTGGTGTCCACCAGCTTCAAATCGTTGTCTATCTCTTCTGGAAACATGTCTATGGGAGATTTTGCGGTGCTGAACCCCTCAGACTGGGTGATGAAGTAGTGCTTGTCTTTCTCGGAACGGCAGAGGAGGACGATGGAGAACAGACCCTCTACCGTCAGTTTCTCGTCCAGCATCTTACCGATGGTCTTGGCTTTCAGCGTGCCGTCCGGGTTGGACTCGGTATGATGGAGGAAGTAGACGATGCAGTCCCTCGGTGTCTGTGTGATGACAAACTGGATCAGGTTACGGAAGTTCAGGGCGATGTCGGTAAACTTGTTATAGCCCGTCTCCTTGGCCCGGTCGAAGAACTCGAAAGCCAGCAGATACTGACTGTCGTCGATGGCATAGGTTTTCAAATTCGGAGCAGAAAGAGACTTAATGATGGTGGGATAGGTCGCGCCGTTGATGGTAGGAAGCGCCTTGCGGAAGGGCAGCGGCTTGGAGGCCACGTTGAACACGCCGATCTCGGCGGGGTCGAAGTTGCGCAGGGCGGTGGACTTGCCGGAGCCGGATTCGCCCAAAACCAAAACTGGGATTCCCATTTATGTACCTTCTTCCTTGTCAAATATTACGGGGCATTCAGCGCCCCGGCTATCAAATGGATAGGGCAAGAACTCGCCGGTGAGGGCGCATTGGTGGCGCTTGAGGCCATCCCGGTATTGGATGTAGGGGCACCACTGGCAAACCGTCAGCCCATTGGGGAAGTGGACGGCCACGGTGGCCGTGCCGGTGGTGTAGTAACGCACGCAGGTCTCGCGGCTCATACATACCGCTCCACTTCCAGCCCGATCTCCAGCGCCAACTGCTCCGGGCAGTCGCGCAGGGCCTTGTTGACCGCGGCCCGGAAGCAATCCGGGCAGAGCCACCGCCCCTCCCACTGAAACCGTGCCTCGCCGTGGTAGACCTCCTGGCGGCACTTCTCACACTCGGAGACGGGGTTGTCCTGCTGCCTGTCCGAGCATGGATTCAAATTTAACATTGACTTTTCCTCCTTCCAGCCATAAAATAAGGGCAGATGTTCTTTCTCTTGCCGCTCTCCGGTGTGCGAGACCGGAGGGCGGCGCTTTTATCCTTGCGAGCTGGCAAAACGCTCTGCATCATCGCATGTCGTAAACTCAGCAACGACCCGATGTCTGTGCCAAACCTGCCACAGCGATAGGCTAATGTTATACGATACGATATAACCGCGCTGATCCATTATTCTCCCTCCTTAATTTGGTATTTCGATGACCGCCCACACGTCGTCGATGCTCTCCGCGCCCTCCAGTCCGGTGATCTGGATGGTGAGCGGGCCGGTGGGCGTGGGGGACGGGGTGGTGGTTACTGCCGGGGTTTCAATGGCTGGCTGCTCCGGCTCCTGGTTCCAGATGATTTCAACTAGTGCAACCAGCGCCAGCAGCAGAAAGAGATATGCAATGGTCACGATCAGTTGTTTCTTCATAGGCTGACCGCCACCAGAATAGCCAGCACCAGCGCCGCTCCGGCAACCACCGCCAGTTGTACCCGCTGGGCCACCGCCTGCGCCTGCTGTACCCGGCGGCGGTAGGCCCGGTAGCTGTACGCCTTTGCGCGCCTGTCGCGCTCGGTTTGTGCTCCCATAATTTTCACTCTCTTTCATTAGTTGAAAAGCTCTGTCTTGAAATCGCTCATTTCGCTTTGAATGGTGCTCGCCACCGCAGTCCGTATCATGTGTACGATGGTTTCGTAGTCAAAGCACGGTACGCCCTCTCGCTTGTACTTAACCAGCCCGCCGGGGCTGATCTTGTATGTAAGCGCCTTGTCCTTGACCGCAATCCCGAAGGTTGCCCGGCCCTCTCTGAGCGCCAGCCTTACCGTCTGTTCCGGCCAGTCTAAATACCGGGCCGCAACGTCCACTGGAACATTGTCATACGCTAGTATCTCAGCGTCCGTTGGGATCGGCGGCCGCGCTCTGGTTCTTGGCCTCATCGTTTTCGCCTCCCTTCTCCCCGTGGAGCCGCTCATGCTCATCCCAAGTCATCCCATAGTAAGCCCGGCATAGGTCGTCCATGACGCGGCGTGCATTTGCGAAACGGTTCTCAATCTCCCGCTTCGTGCTAGTCTCGTTGAGCTGCCCATCTTTGGTCATAAAAAATCCTCCAATCTTGCCAGAGGCCGGAGGATGTGATATACTGTCTCCGATACCTCGTAGCTGCGTTACGTGGTGTCATGCCCTGGTCGGTGGTGGTGCACTGGCCGGGGCGCTTTTTGTTGTGGTTCCTTCCTTGCTATGGTAGAATGTGGCGAAGGGAGGTAAACATTGTGGTAGATAAAAAGACTTACAAAGTTCTAAAGTTGCTGTACAAGAAAAAACGCTGTACGTTCAAGGACATCCAAGAAATCACATCTCTAAACGAATCAAAAAGCCCAAGCAAATATATTTCAGAGCTTTGCAAGAATCGCTTTATAGAGTATTGGGTAAGCGACGAACTTATTGTAATAAATGGGATAAAAGAAAATAAACAACTTGGATACTCGATTTCTCTGACTGGAGAAGCTTATGTAGAGCAAAGAAGACGTGAATTCAGGAACTTTTGGGTTCCTTATGCAATTACAACATTTATCGCGGCATTAAGCCTGATTGCATCGATATCTGATAATTGGGGCACGATTCTATCTTGGTTTGGCTATACACCGGGGTAAAGTCCTTGCATTCAGCGCCTTTACCACAGCCAAGAAGAGTGTAAATATCTCCGTAGTAACCAGCCGGCTTTAATACCGCATAAGCGCATTGGAAGCAGTACAATCCTTTGCATTTGGGAAGGGATACTTTGCTTATTAATGCGCTTTCTCTGGTTTTGCTTCGCTCAACCTCCAATTCGGCTTCCAATTCTGAAATTCTTTGCCTTAATGCTCTATTGCTTTGAAACAACCATTTCACCTCTCATCCTAGCTCCCGCCCCGTCAGGGGCGGGCTTCTTTTTCTCCATTGGTGCTATCTTTCTTCTTGCGTTTCCGTGCGGGTCTATCTCGGTACCCCTCGGCGTAACCTGCGATATAAAGTAACGCCTCTTTGGGGAGCCCTGCTAGATTTTCGGCAACAGTCCGTGCATCTGCGAGTTTGCTGGTGTCATATACAGGCATCGTCTCACCTCCCTCACTCTGTCCATATACTACATCACTTAGTGAGTATTGTCAATATCTTTTTTGCAAATAATATTGACAGAGTGAGTTTTAGAATATATAATCTAATTGCTTGCAGGGAGGTGTGTATATTGAAAAGCAGGATTAAACAGATCCGAAAAGATACTGGGTTGACCCAATCAGAGTTCGGAGAAAAAATAGGTGTCAAAGGTAATACGGTAACAACTTATGAGACCGGAGCAAGGGTTCCCTCCGATGCAGTAATCCACTCAATCTGCCGTGAATTTAACATCTCCGAGCTCTGGCTGCGTACCGGGGAAGGAGAGCCCCATATCCAGAGGGACGAGGACGAGGAGTTCCTCGAAGTCATGGAGCAGATCCACATGTCTGATGATGATCTGATTAAGCGGATTATTAAGGCATATTGGTTTATGGAAGACGACGAAAAAGCTGCCATCAGAAAACTGATAGACGGCTTTACAAAAAAATAAGGCCCCGGTTTCCCGGAGCCTTTTTATCACTTATTATGTAGTTTTTCGAGGACGAGGGCGCGCGTAAGGAGCGATTTCAAATAGGTTTCATTTCTGTTCCGCTCCATGACAAGTTCAATTTCTTTTTTAAGCATTTCAACTTTTTCTCCATTTGGCGTCATTTTGCGCCCTCCTCCCAATTTGTACCTTACCAATATTTTGGTTTGGGATTTGTTCCCCTTGCTCACCATTATAGAACGTAAGTTCTATTTAAGCAATATGTGTTATCGCCAAATTGTGGCAGCTTATTTTCTATATGCTAAGAGATTGCTTCGTTGGAAAAGAACGGATTATTGGACTATACTTATGATATGGTACACCAACCCATGATTGCCAAACAGAACGAGAATCTAGCGACAGAATTGTAATAGGAGGATTTACATATGCTTGACGAAAAAGATTTGCAGGCAATCGCACAGTTGATGGAGAAGCAAAAACAGGACATCATGTCTGAAACGAAGGGCTTGTTGGAACAGCAGAAACAGGACATCATGCACGATGTAAAGGTTTTATTGGACACGGAGGTCACAACCCGATTTAACCTTTTGGCCGAGGGACAGCAGGCCATTATGGACGCCATCACGCCAAAGAGTGAAATCGAGGAACTGCGAAACGAAGTATCCGTGCTTAAGCTGGCGATCCGCACCATGAATCAGGAAATCGCCGAACTGAAAAAAGCGCAATAAAAATACCGCCCCCGGTGCTGGAACACCAGGAGCGGCTCACATAGGGGTGATAAGGTTTGGGTGCCATATCACCCCTTTATTTTACCAGAATAGGGAGAAAAGTCAATGAGAAGAGCGAACGGAACCGGAAGTATTGTAAATCTTGGCCCAAACCGCAGAAACCGATACGCCGTTAGAGTGTCATATTTGGAGCGGCCCGGGCTGTGGAAGCAAAAGTATTTATCCTACCACAGAACTGCCAAAGAAGCACAGGAGGCCCTCGACAAATATTTGGCATCTAACATCCCGGCAAAGTCACTCGCCGTTACCTGGGGAGACGTATACAATCAGTGGTCTGCCAAAAAGTATGCAAAGGCAGGAGCCGCCTCTATCGCCAGCTATAAGGCTTCTTGGGCGCGCCTCTGTGTGCTAGAAAAGAAGGATATGTGCAAGGTTACGATTGACGACCTACAATCTATTATTGACCAAGACGAGGCAAACGGATTATCGAAATCTAGTATTAGCAATGACAAAATGCTTATGAAAGCACTTTTTAAGCACGCAGCAGAGCGCGATATCGTGTATAAAGACTATTCCGCTTTTGTGGAACTTCCAGGAGTTGAAGCAAAGCACGAAAAGGGTGCTTTTGATGATATCACAATGCGTAAATTGGAGAAACTGGCGTCCTCTGGATTCCCTTGGGCTGATACCGTACTAATGCTATGTTATACTGGATTCCGAGTATCTGAGTTTTTGGGGCTCACCAGATTTTCCTATCATCCAGATGGGAACTATTTGCAGGGCGGCCTAAAAACACAGGCCGGGAAAAATCGGATTGTTCCGGTGCACCCTAAAATCATGCCATATCTGACCAAGTGGCTGTCCAGGGGCGGTAAGACTATTATCTGTGATGATGACGGAAATGCAATCCCCGCATACAAATACCGCCCGCTATTCTCTAAAGTTATGGAAGAATTAGGACTCCTTTCCGCCACCCCTCATTGGTGCAGACATACCGCCGCGTCTCGGATGAGGATGGCCGGGGTGGACGAAGTCGCTATAAAGCGTATCTTAGGGCATTCCGATGGAGATGTTACCGAGCACTATACGCACGTAGATGTTTCGTTTTTGGCTAAAGAGATCCAGAAGATTTCCTAAGTATTTGTAGCTTTCTTCTTAAATATGTGCAAATAGAACAACGCACAAAAAGTTCGAAAAAGTTGTTTTTATTGTGCATTCTTCTTGCTATTCTAGTGTTTTTAGTTGTAAAATTAGATTTACTTTTAATGTGTTTGTAATTCATTAGAAAAAGAAACATAGTAATTGCAATGGTTACAGGATTTTTTGTAGCTAGTATGTAGCTAGTGCGTAACTTTCGGTGTAAATATGTGCAAATAGCAAACCGATGAAAAAGCTCAAAAATAGAGGGCGGAGGCTATTGCCCCCGCCCTTTGTTTAGCCCCTCACGATGTACTCGTAATAGCGGGCCAGCTTGTCCTCCGGTGCGTCCTTGTCGCACAAGAACGATTTTGCCATGTCGGCATAGAAATCAATCTTATCACCGACACCGTGTTTCTTGGCTACCTTAACGTAGTCACTATAGACCATGTTGAGGGCCGCCCAGAACTGGACAGGGTCGCACTCAATCCCACGCTGGGCCATGACCTGTTTGGCCTGCTCCAGCGTCCAGTGAGCGCCACGGGTGCCATCCTCGTTGTCCATATTCTTAGACCATTCATCGGCCATCTCCTTCGTGAAAGGGATATAGCCGGAAGCAGCCCCATAACCTGTCATGCGTTCTCCACCTTTTCTGTACGCCATCTCGTCCATGCGGTAGTCATGGTCAAACTCTCTCGGAGTTCTCATTTCTCCTTCTCCAGAGATAGCGAATCCGATTTTGTTCATTGGCCGATTCATCTCCCGTCGCTCTGTGTATGCGCCCCCATCCTCCCGATAGACCGGTGGGACGTAGGGGTAGCCGTAGTGAGACTGAGGGCCGTACATCCGGTCATCCCAGTAGCGGCTATCTACCCACATGCCACCATCGTTGCGTGGGGCAAAGCGCCCATCAGAGTAGCGACGATAGCCCCGATCCTCCGGCTCCATCATCTCAGAGCGCGGCGCATAGCGGCCATTGTCGTAATGCTCCCGGCCACGGCGGTCACGAAACTTATCATCGACATCGTAGTTGTCGTAGCTCCGTCCGTCGTTGTAGCGGCGATTGTTGCCACTGGACATGAGCATCATCCGAGTAGATCGTTTCATTTTGACCCCTCCTTACGCCGTAGGGGCGGGTGCAGCACCGCCGTCAATACTGGCAAGATTGTTACTGGGAGAGCAGCAGGGCTGCCCCAACATGCGGAACGAGCCGCCGGTGGGGGTAGTCACCACACAGACGGAGTAGCGGGTGCGAGTGCGGATGCCGCAGGCAGTCACCTGAGCGCAGTTACGCTTGGTAAGGGGATATAGCTCTGTCCCCGTACCAATAGTAATGTACACAGGTGCATTGATGGTAGTTGTGGCCGGGATGGACTGAGCTACCACAATACAATACTTTCCGCCGTTGTTGTAGGCGCCGGCAGGCAGATTGATTTCAAGATTCCCTCCAGTAGAGGTGACCGCCTGGCTTAGCACCAGGTTGTCGCACAGTCGGCAAACAGGCTTACAAGACATAAAATACCTCCAAAAATCAGGGGCGGCAGACACTTAGCCCGCCGCCCCGAAATAGTCACGGCAAAGCCGGAAGATCAACTTACGAGGATTCCTCGTAAGTTTAGCAGCCACAACCACAGCCGTTGCTGTAGGCCCCGCAATAGGGATAGGGGGCGGGCACCTGGTAAGCGGGCACGGGCATGGGGTTGATGCGCCGAATCAGCTCAGAGGTCTGAGCGTCAGACATGGCAGCAAGATAAGAGTTCTGTGCGGTCTGGCTGGCCTGGAACTTCAACGCCTGATTCTCAGACTGGAGGGAGGCGATCTTATCCTGAGTCAAGAAATTCAGGATTTCACGAGTACCAGCGTTCTGGCTGTCAATAATATCTCGTGTGCTATTCTGGATGGTATTCTGGATGGCGCAGGTGTTGGTAGCCATGTTGTAATTCACGCCGTCGATGGCGCGCTGGGTCTGGCAGCAGCAATCCTGAGCCTGAGCGGCCATGTTGCACATCTGAGACTGGACGCCGTTGAAGCCCTGGAGAAGTGCCACATTGGTGTTGTTGAAGCCGCTGGTGATGCTGTTGTTCAGGGCATAGGTGCTGTCGCAGATGCCCTGCTGGATAGCGGAGATACCGCGCTCAACGCCATTGAACGCAATGGCCTCGTTCACATCGGCACGGGTGGCTAGGCCCTGGAGGCCGGGATCGGTGCTGGCACCGCCACCGCCGAAACCACCGAAGCCGCCGCGGCCCCAGCCAAAAATCATGGCGAAGATGATGATAGCCCACCAGCCATCGCCACCCCAAAAGCCGCCATTGTTACAGTTGCCGCCGTTGGAGTCGGAGCCAAGAGCATAGCCAGTCGCAAAATCGTTATCCATTGTATATACTCCTTTGTCAGTTATTACATCGGGGCCGTACGCTCCCCGGATGTTTCCAAAGAGCGGTTTTTTGTCAAGACACCGAAAAACTGAAAAGAAGTGCTCTATTTTATTTCATGGGTATACCTAGTTGTCGTGCAATTTCCTCAACGGAGGTTCCCCTCTGTTTTGCCATGTTTTCCGCAGTCTGGCGAAGCTGCTGCGGGTTTTTCCCTTGAATGAGCCGCATAGCTTGAGCTGCCTGCGGATTCTGTCCAGCCATCTGCTGGAGCATTTGCATGGGATCCCCGCCGTTCCGCGCCATCTGGAGCATGGCCGTCATGGGATTATTCATCGGAGGCATCATTCTTTTTCCCTGCCTTTCCACCAGAAGCGGGCTTTTTCAGCCGTTCTATCTCGTCCTTCAAATTGTTGATGGTGTCCTTCATGTCCATAAATTCATCCAGCGGTGCGAAAGCAGGGGCCGGATTCTCCGTCTGTTGTTCTTTTGCCTGCTGTTGACCGTGGAACTCAAACACATCAGCAGCTCCGGTATTGGTATTAAAGCGTTTCATATAGACCACATTATGAGCGAGGTCGGGGAAAAACATAGGGGCTCCCATGAAGTCAACCGGAACCCCCAGCGCTTCTTCTCTGGAGGCCACAGGACGGCAGAAAAAAGCGGGCTGTGTGTTTACATTCCCTTGCGCCTGAATGGTCTGTGATGGTTGCTGAGTAGGTTGCTGGGGCTGATATACTTGTGGAGCCGGAGCAAACGGGGTAACAGGATTGTAGGCCCCATAAGCCGGGTATGTGTAATTAGGAAACGCCATACTGACGCGCCTCCCTCCCCGCCTCCAATGCGGTTACGTAATCCTCTAGGCCCTCGTCATCTCCCTGTGCCATGTACCACATCGCTGTTTCAGCGGCACAATCACGGGACATGCCAGCGGCTACCATCCTCTCGATTAGAGTCATATCCAACACGTCCTTGTCCATAAAATAAGGAGTCCGTGAGGAGGGCGGCGACGTGTACCAACCCTGTATCCTCACGTCCTCCTATTGATATTGTCGCATAAAAAAACTTCCGCCGGGGGACATTCCAGCGGAAGTTTGGGGGCGTTATGTACCTTTTTGGAGGAATCCCAGCTTGTTTGCCGTGAACTCCACCTTTTCAAAGATGAAGGGCAGGTGCCGGTGGAGCGTTTTCCGGTCTATCCCGCAGCAATCGGCCGTGTCAACCTGCGCTTTCCGTTCCAGCAGATAGAGCTCCGCAATCTGCGTGTCGTCTCTCCCCAGATTGGCCTCGTGGATGGAGCGCTTCATTTCTGAGGTAGTCAACTCCTCTAATCTTCCAGGAAATCGAATCAGCGCTTTTGACACGTCCTGCACCTCATTCTTCCGGCGGCTCTGTGGGCAGCTTCTTCATGGCCTCCACCAGCTTTGCCGCCATCCCATTCCCACCCAACTCCTTGTAGGCATTGTACATGTCCAGCACGTTCTCCATCCCATAAATCGGGATATAACGTTGTTCGGAGTAGTGGTTGTACTCGGCAATGATTTCGCGCCTTAGCAGGGCCTGTACCCCATTCATAAGGGCATCGCTCTTCTGGTTGTCAGATTTGATGCGCTTCCGCTCTCGGGCGGCGACGGCCTCGATAATCGCCACCAAGACCACAGCCGCGCCGGAAATCAGTGGGCCAACCCACTCCATGGGCATCAGCCCTCCTTAGTCATCTGCTTATAAACCTGATTGATACCAGTGGCCGCAAGGCCGCTCACAATGCCAACAGCGGCGGCTGTTAGGTAATCACTGGCCGGGAACTCAGGCATGATGAACATGCCGAGGATGCCAAGCACCGCGCCAAACGCACCGCAAATGATGGGAATCCACTTATTGTCCAGTCCGGTAGCTTTGACCACCTGCCCGACGAGGAAGCAGATCACAGTGATGACTGCTACTCCGGTAATACCCAAAGAAGAAATGTCCATGATATGTACCTCCATCAAATCAGATTCAGCCGATCCAACACGACGGCCAGCTCCTGCCGGGTCATATTGTCGCGGGGCCGGGTGCCGTCCAGTACGCCCTTGTCCTTGGCCTTCTGCCACGCCTCAGCGGCCCAAACGTCCGGGGTATCCTCCGCGCTGTCCGCTCCCGTTTCGCCCTGCCAGGCCACGCCCAGCCAGTCACAGATTCCCTTTGCGGTGGCCTCGGCCAGTTTGTCCCGGTACTTGCTATCCTTGAGATACTCCGTGTCCATCTTGTTGGTATGGAAGCCGTACTCAATGAGCGCGGCGGGGGCGTCCGTCTTGGCGAGCACGGTATACATCTCGTGCTTGATCGGTTCGCTCCGCAGGGCCACCCCGGCAACATGGAAGGCGTTGACCAGTTTGGAGGCCAGCACATTGCGCTGCGCCGTCATAGGCCCTGCGCTGGTGTAGATCTCCAGACCGGACGCGCTCGACCATCCGCCCTCACCGGCCGCGTTGGTGTGGATGCTCACAAAGCAGTCCGGCTGCGCCTGATTGCTGGTCTCGGCTCGCTCCGTCAGGCTGGGGTAATTGTCCGCGGTCTTGGTGAGCACCACGCCCACCCCCTGGACCTCCAGCAGCGCCTTGACGCGCTGGGCCATATCCCAGGTAAACTCCCACTCCTTGTATGTACCGTCCGGGGATCCGTTGACGTTGCCCGGCCCGTGTCCGGGGTCGAGGCATACAGTATGCTTGCTCATAGGCTTGTCCTCCTCTTCCGGCGGCGTCTCAGCGCCGTCCTGCTTGAGATATACACAAATCCAGTTGTGCACCTTGCGGCTGGCGGTGATGCGCTCCCCGCCGAAATCGCACTGGCTGGAGCCGCCCCCGTCCAGCATAACGGCAGAGGCCCAGCCCAGCCCGGCCAACTCGTCCCGCAGAGTTTCCGGCGTGGCTGCGTCTCCGGTCCCATCGCCAGAGCAGTAGAGGGCCAGACTGCCACCACGCAGGCCGATAGCACTGCGCCCCCGCTTGCCTCCCTGGGCCGAGCCATAGGAGGGCTTATCCACCGGCTTGCCGGAGGCAATTAGGGCGGTCACCGCGATAAAGTTATCCGCTCCCTCGTGCTCGGAGGTCATGCGGATGTCAGGCCCCTTGTCCCAGGCGTAGCCCATCGGCCGCCAGGGCGTGCCGGAGAGCATCGCCCCGCCCACCTTAAGCAGCGGGCAGGGGGTGCCGTCTAGGTTCCACATGCCGCCATTGAGCACGTAATGAGCCTTTGTTTCAGCCTTGACCTGAGAGAGCGTCTTGCGGCAGTTGGTGACTCTCAGCTCAATCCGCTCCACGGACGAGAGCGGGACATATGTAATGAGCTTACTCATGGTCGCCTACACCCCCCCCTCTAGTAAAACATCTTCGTCTGGCATTATAAAATAGAGGTCTGTCACTGTCGGTGGAACTCTGGTCAGTGCTGCCGGAGACCTTCCGTTCGCAGTCGGTATTCCAATCCCGGTTTCAGCTCCATAAACGGCCCATCCGACATCGGAGGAAATCCCGAAATAAATGTATTCACCCGGTTGCGCTTCAAGGTCATAGGTTCCCCCTTTGTAAAGCGTTTGTCCATCAATGGTGATGCTATAGACCCCATCGGTTACAGTCACACCTACTGTGTGTGTGGATGCAACCGGAATCTCCCCCACCATCTCCGCCATTCTGCGAAATGTGGTGCCTTCTGGTACCTCCACGCCCTTGGCCGTGAGGTTGGCCTTTAGGGTGTCCTTTGTAGCGCTGAGATAGGCCAGCTTGTCCGCGGTCGTACCCATCAGACTACCTCCCCGTTGATTGCATCCAGCGCGGTGTTGATGTCACCCACCAAGCCATCCACGTACTGCTTGTTGGCGGCGTCGTTTGGACTTCCCGGCAATGACAAGTTTTTGATCTGGCCGTTATGGAAAATAAGCGACTTCTGATCATTGGAGTTCTGACCGAAAATGATCGTATCTGCGAGAACTCTAAGTCCCCACGTGGAATCAAATACAACCTGTGCTCCGTTTTCACTCCCAATATATAAGGCACTCCCACTAGAACTATCTACCCCTAATATAAGGTTGCCAGTTACTACGCCGCCAGCCAGCGGCAGGAATGGAGCACTTTGCATACCAGCCAGAGCGGTGTTAAACTCCTCTTCGGTTCCGGTATATCCTTTCTCTTTTGCCGCCTGATAGGCGGACTTTCCAGGTGCACCATCCTTGCCGTCTGCCCCTGGAGCTCCGTCCTTGCCAGGCAGGCCCACCCCGGCAACTTTTTTGCCGTTTACAACGATAGCCATGTGCTACACCTCCACCCATTGCCACATGCCGGGACTGTCGGGCGGCCACGTACAGGGAATCATGTCCCCACCCTCGGCAACCTTGTAGACCTTGCCGTTGTAGCTGTAGTGCTTGCCCGCGTGGCAGTCCATGCCGTACACCCACGGGATGGGGTCGTCCGCTGTGCCAGCGTGCTCGCGGTCAATAGGCCGGTAGATGGCGAGCATGCCGTCGTCGTGCGGGGGCATCTCCTCTTGAGGAGTTACCGCCTGCACCACCCGGTAGAGCTGGCCGCCGTCGTTGAGGATACGGCCCGCAGGCAGTTCCTCGCCGTCTGCCAGTACCACCGCCCAGGTGGGAAACAGATCGGGCATGTCCAGGGCGTAGGTGTCGGGGATAGCCGTGCTGGTGGCCGCGTAGGCCCTCATAGCGGCGGCGTACTGTGACTGCATGTTTGGCGCTGACGGTTGGGGAGCTGGCTCTGGGACTGGCTTGTTGGTCAGGGTCAGCAGCGTACCAGCGTAGGTCTGCTGGGTATAGTTCCCTGCATCATCCTCTGACAAAAGAAACCCATCATCCCGGTACATCTGGATTTTGCCTGTCACCTCTCCGGGCGATGGCTTGACCGAAAGATATTTGATGGTATCCTCTGTCACAACCCGGCGGGAGACACTGTATTGCTTTTCGCCGATTTTTAAGTACATGTTACCTCCTAGAAGCAGAAGCAGAAGGGGACTCCATACGAGTTAATGGGGTTTGTGCCTCCAATCCCTCCATTGATGCCTATAAGGCAAATGATATCCGATCTTGTAGCGTTTGGAGAGCGAGTCCACCATGCGTTTAAATTACCATTTATATTTTTTGCTGTCCTGTTTCCTATCATGTAGTAGTCATACTGGGTGCCCTCTCCGGCGAAAGAGTATTGGGTATATCCAAAAACATCGACTTCAGATGGCAAGAATAAGTCATCACTGGTGGTCACAATGATTGGGCTCTGATTCCCTGCGCTGGTCAGTTTGTTAACTGCTCTTATCCCCGCCTGAACCTCCGCCGGAAGCAGGGCTTTCAACGCGGGCATGGTCTGCGTCCTCATCTGGCAATCCCGCCAGCCGCCCGCATTGGTGTTGCTGCTGTTCATCTGGTAGGTGGTATCGTAGCAGTCGTGCATCTGGAAGGTCAGCGGTGCTTTGCCCGTCCCGTCTGACAGATCATCGTGGTTCTTCCCGATGATGTCGATACGGTATGCCTTGCCGCCGATGTCCATGTCCTTGTAGCAGGAGCCATCAGCTACCCAGGTGTCCGGCACCTCATTGGCGTGGCATGCCTCGATGATAGCGGCCCAGTCATTGTTTGCAAACACAGGGTCATATGTTTTGTTGGAGGGTAGCCCTCTCGACATGAAGAACACCATCAGGCCGACACCTCCTTTTTGGTAAATTGGAAGTCGTAAGGAAGGATCAAAGCGGGGCGGATGCCTGCGTCAGTGTTTGCTCTCCAGATGCTGCTGTCACCGTTAGTTCGGGTATACCACACGTAGTTGGCATCGTTGGTGTACGGAGAGCGGAGCCACCAGTTTTCAGCATTACCATTTCGATTTGCAACCCGTTTGCTGTTGGCTAATGAATTTGTGCCGGACTCGAAGTAGGTCAGTTTTGCACCATCTACAGGGAAGTATGGGCTCGTAATGGTGCTCCATCCGACTTCATAGCCGGACAGCAGAAAAATCTTGCAAGACAGCCCATTTGCTCCGGTGCTGTCTGTTCCTCCTATTCCGCCTTCCTGCCGATACGGGATTTTAACCTGCTTGAGGGCCGACTTAATGTTAGAATCGTACTTCAAAAGCATTGTGCCGTTTAGCCAGCTCTGGATATCGGATTGCTCCAGGTTGTTGACTTCTCCGGAATCCCATATCCGATTTTCAGAAATGTCTTTCCTCAATAGCCATGTCCCTTCGCAGGACGCATCATAAAGAGGGCTGTCCTCCGGTATCCCCTGGTTAACCACCAGATAGTCCACCGGGGTTCCTTTCTCGTTGAGCCGCACAATCTTTCCGACCTCAAGGTCGCCCGCAGAAATACCGCTTGAAGCAGGAACAAAAAAGCGCGATACATATACCATCAGGACACCTCTGATTTTAGGAATTTAAAGTCGTAAGGGAGGATTAAGGCGGGGCGGATACCGTAGGAATTATAGGAATAGCCATTACCATAACTTCCATCAACGGAGATGTACCAATTACCAACATTATTCGCATTTGATGGAGAACGTGTCCAGTAAAGCCCATTCGTCATGTTGAATTTCGCAATTCTTTTGCTCCTAGCATCAGCGCCATCACCATCAATAAAGTAAGATAGTTTTGCTCCATCTATTGGGAGGTATGAGGACAGGCTGTTATTTAATCCAATTTCATATCCGCTTATTGGAAATACTCGGCATTGCAGACCGTTTTCTCCGCTGTTAACTGTAGCAGAACCATTCCAAACACAATACGGCACTTTCACAGTTTTAATGGCTGCTTGAACTGGCAAATCGTAGTCCTTCATATATCCAGACATAGTGCTCAAAATGCTGGAACCAGGAAGCGCATTTCCTCCACCAGAGTTAAACGGTCCCATCTCACGGATGTCCTTCCGTAGCAACCATGTCCCCTCACACGATGCATCATATAGATTGGACGGTATGCCCTGATGTACTACCAGATAGTCAATCGGGACCCCGCTTTCATTTAGATGTACTACCTGTCCTATCTCCAAATCACCAGCAGAGATCCCCATATCCCCAGTTGGGCCGCCCCTATGCAAGAACACCATCATCCCACCCCCACATTGACCGGGATGTTGACGGCCGGGGCCTCTGCCGCGTAAAAGGTCAGTGTCCCAGCTCCCTGCACGGCGTTCTGCGCTGATGGCCCCATCCAGGCGTTCAGCGCCTCTGCGTCCGCGTCCAAATCTGTACCACTCAGCGCTACGTCTACACTCACTACCGCTGTGTCTGCCGCCACAATGGAGCAGGAAACCGTCTGGCTGTACCTTCCGTTCCCACCTTGCGTCCACCCGCTGGACAGCAGAGTAATTGTGGTGCTCTTGGCCGGATCTCCTTTGCTGTTCCAAGCGCTTTTTTCTGTATCGCTTACTGTTCTGTGGCTTTCGTCTGTTGGTAGGTCTGCCAGCTTTGTACTGTTGGGTAAAGCCCCAACCATATTAGCCGTGTAATCCCCCTCCTGGGGGACAACTGCACCAGATCGTCCGTTGAAGGTGATCACACCGCTGCTACCTCTGCCCGCCAGCTCGTCGATCGCCCCCTGCACGTTTGTAGCCTCCAGGCCGCTACCCGTGTTGCTGTAGCCCACCTGTTCGGCGGAGAGGTCGCCGCCCTCTCCGTCTTCGGTTACTTCGATGGTGTACGGCCCTTCGCCCAGGCTCTCCCCCATCTGCATCGTGCCGCCGCCGGGGATTGAGAGCCAGGGCGCAGCCGTGGCGATAGCGGCTAACTGGGCGGCGTACTGCTCCAGTGTGGTGCCCTCCGGGGGTTCTATGCCCATAGCCTGTAGTGACGCTGCGATACTTGCCTTAGCAGCGGACAGTCGGTCAATTTCTCCCTGGATACTCATGTCACACCTCCCGTCAAATGGCCGCCAGGGCCTCCTCAATGTCGCCCGTCAGGCTCACCGAGCCTCCGGTGGTGTAACCAGCAGGGACGGCAAAGGAGGTTGTGGTCAAGCCGTCAATCTCCCCGGATACTGCCCCATTGTTTGCCATTGAGCCAGTGACCTTCGCGCCTTTTGCGTAAGCGGTCTTGCCATTAAGGATATCCCCGGCAACCGCTGTGCCGTCAGAGGTGTCCACATAAGCCTCCGGGATGGCCGCTACCTCAACGGACGTGAGCACCTTCCCGTCCGTAGGCTCTACCGTTTGGACAGACTTGTTGGGCGTAACACTCTTCGTCTCCGGGGTGATCTGCACCTTTCCCGTCCCGCTGTGATACCCCTTCGGGATGGTGTAAGACAGTTTTTCCGGGGTCAGTGTTTCAGTTGCCGCCCCGTTGTTTGGCATGGTACCTGTGGTGGTCTTGCCTGCCTTGTCCACAAACACCTTGCCAGTCAATACGTCAGCGGCGGTAGCCGTAACGGCGGG